ATGATTGACTCTTCCAAGTTCGTCAAAGCAAGCTTCGTCTGATCCGAAAGGTAAGCCAAAATTATGGCTGCCTACACGGTCACACATAAACAACTCACCGACAACTACGCAGTCTTACAGCTTCTTACAGAAGCCGAGATTGAAGTTGGCGCAAGCGTTGTCATCACTGGAGTTGATGCGACTTTCAACGGAACTTACATTGTCTACGCTCTGCCGCAATATGCGTTCATGGGCGTGGACGATGAAGGCGATCTTCTCTTTGATCCGCTTGTTACCATTCCGAATCAGGTGCTTTACGCAAAGACCGCCGATGATGTCGCGCGCGCTGCTTCTTCTGGAACTCTCACGATAACGCAAGTTGCTCAATGGGTCACCGCTGCAAATCTCGAGGACTGGATCGGAATCGGCACAGCAACCGCAGCCGACGCCGCATTCCTTACAGTGTGCGCCGCAGCTGCTTCACAATTCTGCTGGCGTCGCCGAATGGAAGCAGGCTATGTGGACTCGCTTACGACTGTGCCTTCGCAAGATGTCTTCTTAGGAACCCAGATGTACGGCGGCGCGCTGTATCGCCAACGCGGATCGGTAGATCAGTTTGCTTCGTTCCAGAATATGGGAGTAACTCCAGTGATGGGTCTGAACGGAATGATCCGCCAGCTCCTAGGGATTGATCGTCCGCAGGTCGCCTAATGCCTGTACCTAATTACACAGATCTATTTAACGAAGGCTTTGATGATCTAGTCGCAAAGCTTTCAACGGTCGTAGGGCTCCAAATAAATAACGATCCACGCAATATCACTCCGCCTTCCTGCTTCGTCAATATTGACTCCATAGACGGGTATAACTACAATGTCGCAAAACTTAACTTCACCTTGCAGATCATCACGCTAGGCCCGGGCAACTTAGACGCCCAGAAAAGCCTGCTCAATATCCTCGCCCAGATCTACGCGCTAAACATTGGGGTCGTATCTGGACGCCCAACCAACCTAGACATCGGCGGCTCAACGCTTCCTGCTTATGAGCTGTCGGTCTCAACTGTCGTGCAGACTGCCTAATCCACACTCTCGGCTTCATTATGTGTCAAACTAAAACCAACACTTCCAAGGAGTAACTCATCATGGCAACTTCCACAATCCTCTCAAACCCACAAGTCAAATTCGGATCGGTTGATCTCAGCGGGTGGTGTACCTCTGCCGTGCTAACTCGCACCGTTACGGCCCTAAATGACACAGTCTTCGGCAACACTTCCAACACTTTTACCGCAGGTCTTGAAGACAATGAATTGACCGTCACACTTTTTCTTTCATACGAAGCCTCGGCCACTTATGCGACACTTTCGCCATTGGTCGGCACCAAATTCGTTGTCACGGTAAAACCAACAACGGCAGCGGACTCGGCTACGAATCCTGCCTTTATTTTGACAAATACTTATCTCGAGTCTTTACCTGTAATTTCTGCGTCGCTTGGAGAGCTCCAGTCCGTTGATATAACAACCATGGGCGGTGTCTACAGTGTGGATGTCACAGCATAATTAACGGCCTTCCTTGGCCCGACGAAAGGAAACAAAGTGAAGATTAAACTCACGCTTACACGCGGAGACAAAAAAGAAACACTCATCACGAACCTCTTTGCGATCGCCGAGTGGGAACGCCTAGAGAATCGTCGAGTCTCTGACGGTCGCGGTATCGGTGCATCGGACATGGCTTGCTGGGCGTATATCATGCTTGGCGTCAAAGGCGAGACGCTTCCTGCTACTTGGCGGGAATGGCTTAAAGCAAACCCAGATGTCGAGATCGGCGTAGAGGACGCAACTGATGTAAACCCTACGGACGCGGCTACAGGCGACAACTCGCCGAACTTGTAGTCGCGACAGGGTGGGCTCCCACTTTCTACGCTGACACCTTCGACACGCGAGACCTAACTACCATTGTCGCAGTGCTAGAAAAACAAAACAAAAAGAGGTGACATGGCTGACGGCATTGAAACTCGATTAGAGATCTACGGGCTTAAGGAAGCATTAAAAGAGCTAAACAAAATTGACAAGTCCTTACGGCGCGAGATCACTAAAGATTACAAAAGGATTACAGCTGGTCTGGTTTCTGACATTGAATCCGCTATACCCCTAAATTATCCTCTGTCGGGCTGGGAAAGATCTTGGTCTTTGCGTGGGTCTTATCAGGTTTTCCCTTGGCCCACCGAGCACAAAGTCAAGGCATACATCAACACCAAGCCGCCAAAAGAGTTTCGACAAAACACGGTGAACCTGACGACTTTTGCAATTAAATGGATCGGCGCGGCAGCTTCCTTCTTTGACTTCTCGACAAGTAACCGCATGGGCGCTGCACTAACAGCCAAGTACGGAGATTCATCAAGAGTAGTATGGCGTCAATATGAAGCTCACAAAGAAGATCTCAATGATGCTATGGAGACGCTAGTGGATCGCGTCGGCAAAGCTGTCGGACAGAACTTGAAAGCGCAATAAGTCATGGCTGTAATTCTTCCAATCATCACCGAGTTCAATGCCAAGGGCACGCAGAAGGCGATTAAAGAGTTCCAGAAACTCGAGGGCGCTTCTGCAAAAGCACAGTACGCAATTAAGAAGTCGGCAGTCCCAGCAGCCGCAGCGGTCGCAGGATTAGGGCTTGCTCTTGTAGGCGCTACTAAGGCGGCAATGGAAGACCAAGCCGAACAGGTACAACTTGCGCTCGCGCTACAGAATGTCACTGGCGCGACCGACGCACAGATCGCATCGCAAGAAGACATGATTACAAAAATGAGTCTCGCGTCAGGCGTAGCGGACTCTGAACTTCGCCCGGCACTGGCGTCACTCGTGCGCGGAACTAAAGACATCGAGGAAGCAAACAAAGCTTTAGCACTTGCTCAAGACATTGCAGCAGGATCAGGCAAGGATCTAGGCACAGTATCCGACGCGCTTGCCAAGGCTTACGGCGGAAACATGAAAGGACTTGCCGCATTAAGTCCAGAGATTAAAGCAATGATTAAAGACGGTGCATCTTTGGAAGATGTAATGAATGTGCTTGGCGGATCGTTTGGTGGTGCTTCTGCCGCCGCTGCCGCCACTGCCGAAGGTGGAATGAAGCGTCTTGGAATAGCTTTGGCAGAGACCAAAGAGTCAATCGGTGCAGCACTGATCCCAGTAGTCGAAGCGCTTCTTCCGTACCTAATCGCTTTTGGTGCGTGGGCACAAGAGAACACCAAAGTCTTCCTTATTGTTGCAGGCGCGATCGGTGGCATTGCAGTAACGATCTTGGCTCTTAATGCCGCTATGAAAGTTTATGCAGCCGCACAGATGATCGTGAACGGCGTTGTCGCAGTGTTTAACGCGCTACTACTGGCAAACCCTGTCACACTTGTCATCTTGGCAATCGTGGCGTTTATAGCGATCCTGACCGCGCTCTACTTCAAGTTTGAGACCGTCCGCAAAATCGTAGACACCGTCTTTGATGCGATGCTTGCAGGCGGTAAAGCAGTCTTTGACGGACTCACTACCTACTTCAGCGCAATCTTCAACATCTACAAATCACTCTTTAACGGCATCGCGAAACTTTGGAACAACACTGTAGGAAAACTGTCTTTCGGCATCCCTAACTGGGTGCCCGGTATTGGTGGCAAAGGCTTCTCCGTTCCGAATATCCCTATGCTCGCGGACGGTGGAATCGTGACAGGGCCAACGCTTGCAATGATCGGCGAGCGTGGCCCTGAAGCGGTCATCCCACTATCTGGACGCAATTCTGGAATGGGTAACTACACGATCAACATCACAGGCGGTCTTGGCTCAAGCGCGGAAATCGGCACAGCTGTCGTGAACGCGATCAGAGCGTTTAATAGGCAGAATGGCCCTGCGAACATAGCGGTCGCCTAATGGCTGGCGTAGCGGTACTTGGGTCAGGTAACTACGACCTTGAGATTGACACAGGGTACGACTGGAACGCTTTTACACTTGACGACGATCTCAAAGGCGAACTAGACAATACCGAATATGTGCTTGACGGTACATCCCAATTCGCAAGCGTCTTAGACGGTGCAATCTCACTAACTGCAAAGCGTGGACGCGCCAACACTGGCGACCAATTCGCTTATGGCACGATGAACTTCACACTGAACGACACTTACGCCGACGGAGTCTTCAACCCATTCGACACAACTTCTCCGTACTTTGATCCGAACAATAATCAGCCTGGACTTGCACCGCTTCGCGAAGTCCGTTTCTCTCGATACAGCTCAACCAATGTCAAAGAACTTTTGTGGGTCGGCTACATCGTGAACTACGACTACACCTTTACGCTCGGCGGACTAGACACAGTGACCGTAAATTGCGCGGACTTCTCCTACCAATTAGGGCAGACCTTTCTTGCTGAATGGAATGTCACAGAACAGCTCTCGAGCGAGCGTTTTGATGACCTGCTAGATCTGCCAGAAGTCGCCTACACAGGCACACGGAGCATTGAGACAGGTGTGGCGACCCTTGGCGGATCAGCCGCCTACACAGTCGCCAACGGTACATCGGTCGCAGGGTACGCCAACAAAATCAATGAAGCCGAGCAGGGCAGGATCTTTGTAAATCGTGAAGGCACGATTGTCTTCCAATCGCGCATCGGACAGACACTTGGAGTCCCTGTTGCCGAGTTCCATGACGACGGCACCCAGATCGGCTACTCGGCTATAGACATCTCTTTTCAAGCCGACACAGTGATCAATCGCGCGTCTATTCAGCACGCTGGAGCAACATCGCCAGAAGTAGCAGAAGACCTAGCATCTCAAGCCTTGTATCTTGTGCAGACCCAGTCGATCACCGACTCACTCCTGCACAATGACGCCGCAGCTCTCACACTTGCCGAATATCTAATCAGTCCAGATCCCGAAGCACGCTTCAACTTCTTAGGCACAGAGTTCCCCGGCACAGCCGCACTTGACCAAGACACACTTGCGCTCCTCGATGTCGGCGACTTAATTAACATCCAAAAGTCAATTACCACTTCGGCAGGCCCAACCCAATTTGCACAAGACCTCACCATTGAAGGACTTGAGCACCGATTGACTTTGTCGGCTGGGCACGCAGTCACCTACTTCACCTCGCCGACCACGATCGTCTATGAGCTCATCTTGGATGACATTGTGTATGGCACACTTGACCAAGAAAATGTCTTAGGATAAACATATGCCAAACGAGCAAACAAGCGTCCCACTTTTTACCGCTGGCGAGGTATTGACCGCCGCCAATATGAATATCAGCGCGGGAACTGGCGTCCCGGTCTTTACTAACACGACTACGCGTGACGCGGCTTTTGGTGGCGCAGGCGAAAAGGTGCTTGCAGAGGGCCAGCTTTGTTACCTTTCTGATTCCAACATTGTTCAATATTATTCTGGAGCTTCGTGGGCTACTGTTGGGCCTGCATCGTCTGGCGCGTTAGTGCGTGTTGGTGGCGGCACTTTGTCAGGTTCTAGCACAGCGTTTGCAAATGTTTTTAGTGCTACTTATGAAGCATACAAAATTATTATTACTGGCGGAACTTTAAGCACTACGGCTTATGTAAAAATGATTTTAGGTGCTACTACAAGTGGTTATTTAAGTGCTCAACCTGGAAGTAATTTTAGCACTGGTGCTTTTAGTACTGGTTTGCAAAATAGTGGAACTGGATTTTTTGTTGGATATGCGGCAGGTGAGTTTGGTTCAGATATTACGATTGTTAGTCCACAATTAGCAAGATACACTCATACCAGTTCATCACTTGGTTTTGTTGATGGAAATGTTGGCGCGTCACATAATGGAGTGTTAGAAAACACCACGCAATACACAGGTTTTACTTTGTCAGCAACTGGTGGCACTTTTACTGGAACAGTAAACATTTACGGATACGCACTTAGTTAGGGCATGACATGACAACACCACAAATTCGCATAATTGACGGTGACACGGTGACAGACCGTGACATGAACGCAGACGAACTTGCAATTTATAAAGCAATGCAAGACGATGCAAAAGCACAAGCTAAAGCGCAAGCCGATGCAGCCATTGCTAGACAGGCCGTACTTAACAGGCTAGGAATTACAGCCGATGAAGCCGCGCTACTACTTGGCTAGTGTGATGCTTGCACTTGCCCTGACCGCTTGTGCAGACCGCTACCGCGAAAATTGCAATACCACAAAAGCTGACGGAATACTAGAAAGGCGTTGCCCATGAACCCAGACAAACGCCTAAGCAACGAACAAATCAAAGCTCGACTAATCCTCATCGTAGGAATCGGACTGACCGCATCCTTCGTCATGGCAATCGCATCACTCATCTTCGGACTGCTCTTTGTCGTGCAACCTACAGAGCAGTCTCCCAATGACGCCGA